CTAGCCCGGCGACGACGGTAAGGAATCGGTAAAAGCCTGCTCGGAACCGGCGCCCGCCAGCTGCGAATCCATCCTCGCCGCCACATCGTCCAGACCCTTGTCCCACAGCGCGGCGTACACGTCCAGCGTCATCGCCGCCGACGCATGGCCGAGCATCCTCTGCACCGCCTTGACGTCCGCCCCCGACGCTATCGCCAGCGACGCCGCCGTGTGCCGCAGATCATGGACGTGCAGCCCCGCCATGCCAGCCCGGACGGTAGCCGGGGTGAAATGCCGCGACCTCCATGAGTCCTTGTGCACCCTTGTCCCCAGCCGCGTGACGAACAGCGGCTGATCGGCCGGCCTGCCCAGGTCCAGCATCGCCAACACCGAGGCCGGGACTGGCACATCCCTGCCGCGCCCGGATTTGGCGTGGCACACCCGCAGTCATCGGGTGGCCGGGCTGACGTCGGCGACGTCGAGGGCGCAGCACTCCCCCACCCTGATACCGGTGGTGCCCAGCAGCATCACCATCGCCTCCCAGCCGTGGCACTCGTCGGCCAGACGGACCAGATCCTCGGCTGACAGGAAGCGCGGCTCGCGTGGACGCTCACTGGGCACCCGCACCCCGGACAGATCGGCCACGTCGCCGATTGATCCGCGCAGGCATTGCAGGATCTTGTGCTTGAGCGAGGGTGAAGCCGGGCCGTGGTCGGTGCGCAAACCTGCCAGCCACACCTGCACCTGCGCGGGGTCAACCTCGTCGGCAGGCATGCCAGCCCATTCTCCCTTGACCCACGACGCGGCCACACGCGCCGCCTCCCGCCCCTTGGGCGACAGGCCGGCCTTCCCGGCCAGCCACACGTCCACACGCTCACCGACCGTCCGCCCGTCCGACGGCCTGGGCCGCCCCTGCGCGATGCGAGCCGCGTTGATGTAGTCGGCCTCGGCGCGGGTGCGGCAGGCCGTCGACGGCCACCCCGCCACCACGACCCGCCAGCGCAGGCCACGCCCGTCACGCTTGGTCGGTGTGCCGTCCCTGTGACGCCACAGATCAATGACAGCCATCATCCATGGGCGAGCTGAGCCACTCGCCCGCGTGTGACACCGAGCACGGTGGCGCACTCGGCCATGGTCAATCCCTCGGCGCGCAGATGGCGCACGGCTGCCCTGGAGGCTGCGGCGGCCTCTTTCTGGGCGGCGGCAGCCTCGGTGGTGCGACGGCGTGCGTCCACGGCCTCCGCGTAACTGTCGATTTGGGGGATGACAGTAATGGTCCAGTCGTCGTAATTGGTGTCCGGATCGTCGAGGTAGAGGTAGTCGCGGATCTGCCTCTCGGCTTGGTCGAGTGTCTTGGACTGGGTGCAGTGGTGGTCGTCGATGTGGAGTTCCCATCCGCCGCGCCAGCGGATGGCTTTCACTGTCATGGTCTTGCTCATTTGGTGGCCTCCTTGATACCTGCCGGACGACTCCTGCTGACACTTCGCGGCTGTGGGTGATGGTGATGTGGTGTGGGCCGTTGTCCCACCGCTCGTGGTCGCCCCTGACCCGGGATTTGGTGAAGCCGGCTTTGGACAGGAGTTTGGCGACGTCGCGGTACTTCATCGGCTTGACCATGAGTCATGCATAGCCCACCTAAACGCTCCATGCCTAGTCCCGGTAACCACATTCTTTTCCTCCCCCTCCCCTCACGTCATCGGCCACAGCATCCAGCACCCTCCGCTGAGCTGGTGTCAAACCGGCCAGCCGCGCTGCCAGCATGTCGGCGTCCACCCACAGCTCATCGGCCATCTCGGCGGCATCGCCAGTCCAGCGGACGGCATCGGCCAGCTCATCGATGCCGACCAGGCGGCACGCGGCAGCCTGCTCCACCAGCGTCTCCTCCCGCGGATCAGCAGACGGCCCCCGGGCGACGTGCTCCAGCTCGTGGGCGATGGCGCAGCGCCTACCCGCCTGCGACAGGTTGATGTCGACGGTGATGGTGCACGCCGACCAGTCGATGAGGGCGGCAGTGGCCTCGGGTAGTCGCTCCCACAGCAGTGTCCAGTCCGTCAGGTCGCGCAGCCGCCGCCACGGATGATCGTCGCTCATGGCCCACATCATGACCGGGCCGACCGACCATCACCGGGAAATGACAGCGGTGTGATTGCCGAACAGGCTTGTCAGGGGCTCAGTCCTTTGCGGCGGCCCTCTGATTCCCGCGCTCCTGGACGAGTTGCACCTTCATGACGAACTTCCTGGCCTTGTCCGTGTCGCCCTTCTCCATCTCGAGAATCTCGACGTCGCCAGTGTCGGTGTTCATGAGGGTGACGTACCCGACCTTCTTGTGCTTCTTCGACATGGCACCGACGGCTGTCCCGACAGGCCCTGCGAGCAACGTGCCAGCTGCGATCCGGGTTGCTGTCATGCGGACCTTGTCCGGGCTGTCGGCGTACTCGATGACCAGCTTGTCCAGCGGGTAGAACTTCAGGCGGTGCCTGACGACACCGTTCGAGAGGCGGATGTCGGCGACCGATGCTGTTTCGGTGTCGTAGGTGGTCCTGAGTTCCTCCATCCTTGCCCTGGTGGCTGCCGACTCGGCGCGGGAGCGCTCCCGCGCCCGCGCCCGCGCCCACATGCTCGGCTTCTTGTCGTTGCTCTGCTCAGGCTCGTTGGGTGTGCTCATGATGATGTCCTTGCTCCTGTCACGCCACCATTGGCGCTGCCTCCCCAAGTACAGCACGGATTCGTCTGGGTGTTGCGTGTGTGCGCGCAATGACTCATACTGGAAGAGCCGAGACCCTCGGTCCGAAGAGTTACCAGAGGTGGCGCTCCGTCCGCAACGGGCGGATAGGGCCGAGGGTCGTACCATGTCTACTTGAACTTCCAGTACGTCCCTCTCGGCTGGTACGTCTTGGGCCGCAGCCTGTCACGGTTTGCGCACATGTTCTTGCTATCGGGGTTGTCCTCGGCCGAGCGGATGGCCCCGGCAACCATGTCAGCGAGCTGAATGCCGACTGATCTCCGCGAGTCGACCAGAGAGACCTTGGAGATCGTTCCCGGGGATTCGCGGTTGACCATGCGCATCAGGTACGCCGAGTCAGAGACACCGAACGCGTTGGTGTCCTGTCCGTCGATGAACACCTTCGCGTCCTTGATCTGATCGTAGTTCTTCGTCAGCAGCATGCGTATGGCGAAGGCTTTCAGTGCCGATGGGCTCTGGCGCAGGTGTCGACTGTAGATCTGCGGCTTGTCAATGATGATTGCTCTGATCGCATAGTCCACCGGGTCGATGTACCTGAAGAATCTCTCCCTGAAGGCCTTGCTCGACTTGGAGTGCTTGAACTCACCAACCCGCTTGGGGATGCGGCCTGGTTTGGCGTGCTTGCACTGTTCGGCGTACCAGTCATCGCGAGCCTGCTGCATGCACGTATCAAGCAGCTCTATCTGCTCGGTGTCGTAGAACACGCAGGCAGCCATCACGAGATGCCTGGATGAACCCTTGTCGAACTTGAATCCGCCGTCACCGGAATCGTCGACGTACACCCGCATGTTCATGCCTCGTCCCAACCTCCGGGGTCCTGGTGACCTTGTGTGGTCATGGTTTTGTCCCTTGGTCTTTGTGCTGGGTGTGGCGCCGCTCAGGAATGAACGACCCGATGAGCATGACCACCGGTGGCCCGAGCATGATTCCTGCCATGGCGGTCTTCCCCATGAACCCGAATATGGCGGCAAGGACGATGCAGACCAGCGACAGGAGCAGGGCGAAACTTTGACCATCGGAGTCGCGTTCGATGGCGGCGTCGACGATGCGGTCCTCGCGGCGTGACACGTCGACGGTGGACGCCTCGTATCCGGCCATGATGCGCTCTGCCGCGCCGGGTAGCACCCGGTCGTAGCTCTCCAGTGTCTGCGGGTCCGGCAGCGGCCCTGATCTGGTGGTGATCAGTCCCGCGACGACGTTCTGGACCTCCCCGGTCCCTGCCAGGGCGTCGATGTCGGGAAGAGGCTGCTGAGATGCTTCAACGCCTGCGCCTGCCGCTGAATCGACTCGATCATCAACTGGTCGGCCCTGCCCGGACGGAACAGCCGGAACGTCGCGAAGCCGTTCCTGATCGACCCCAGTGTGATCGTCGCCTTTCCCATGGGTCGAGTGTACGTCGTCACGGCTCTCCTTGTTCATGCCTCGTCCCAGCCTCCGGGGTCCTGGTTTTCCTCGCCTGCCTGATCCTGCTCAACGAGCCGAATGCCCTTGGGCTGTCGAGTACGACGGGCGGCAAGCGTCATCTCGCCACGCCCTGCCACTTCTAGCGGGCTCTTCTGATCCTCAGACGGCTGGTCATCACTGCTACTTCCTTGCATCTTCGGGCGAGCAAGCAACGCGATCACGCGATCGATCGCGTCTCGCTCGTCCTTGTCCAATAGGTTCGCCTCAGGAGGAGGACGGTATGGTTCTGTTTCCGCCCGCCTGCGTCCAGCCCATTCGGCGATAAGGCGTGGATCCAGATGGAGAGCCTTGGCTACCGCATCGATGGTGGCTTGGTCTGTCCTTCTGGAGCCGTCCTTCATGGCCGTGAGCGTCGACGGATGCCTATCTATCGCTTCGGCAAGTGCAGTCCACGAGGGACCCTTGCCGGAGCGCCGGTCGGTGAATCCAGCCGCCACTAGAGCTTCGTCCCATCCGTTCGGTGTGCTCACGTCTACCTACTGTCCAGCGATGTTCGAGGATCGTCTAGCCGACATGTAGACGATCTGTCTACAAAATACACATAAGGAACTCTCTAGCCCACCCGTTTAGGCGTCTACAGCGTTTCGTCAGAGTAGACAGTTACGTCTATATCGTCTATCATCTTGCACAATGTTCGGTGATCGTCTACAGTCAGGAGCACCCCAATGAGACAACTGGAGAGGAGGTTCGAGGTGAGGCTCATCAGCGCCGAGCAGCTCAAGTTCTGGATGGCGTACCGCGAGCTGTCAGTCAGAGAACTGGCCTTCAAGGTCGGCTGCTCGCACTCCACCATCGGACACCTGAGGCCGGGGGCAAGGAAGACGTGCCGACCAGAACTGGCGAACAAGATCGCGAAGGCCCTGGGGCGCCCGAAGGAGGCTCTCTTTGTTCCAACGTCGTCTATCGTCTCGCGAGATGTTGCAGCATGACCACCACGCCAGACAAAAAGAAAGCCGCCCCCGAGGCAGCAGGGGCGGCTGAGAACCAGAGAGAAGAGACTGCAGTGTCACTCACCATCAACAGTCCAAGAACGGACGATGTCGCCCTCTTGGCCCATTGCGACGTCGAGAACGCCACCCTCGCCGAGATCGTCGAGTTCCTTGCGGACAGCGACGATGGTGTCCTCGTCTACAGCCTCCCGCCAAAGGGCGACTTGATCCGCCTCATCAAGTCGCACGCTTCTGACAACCCCGTCAGTGAAGATCATTCGAATCAGTGGGGCATGGAGACGGTCGAATCTCGTCAGTGCCTCCTCAACCTTGAGTACCTCAGCCGCCGAGGCAGCGGTGTAGGCCAGCTCGCCGCCGATGCCAATACTATTGCGCATGGTGATTCCCATCGTTGTGTGACAGCACGTACCTCCACCGGGGAGGTCGAGTGATGCCCAGCATTATCCCATTCACCTATCAAGACCAGCCAGTGCGCGTCGTCACCATCGATGGAGAGCCGTGGTTCGTCCTTGCCGATCTGTGCAAGGTGCTCGACATCGCCGCTTCGGGCCGCCTTGCCGCACGACTCGACGAGGGTATGCGTCAGACGCACACCCTTGAGACGGCAGGCGGTCGCCAACGGATGACTATCGTCTACGAGGCTGGCATGTACGAGGTCGTCATCCGATCCGACAAACCCGAGGCCGCAGCGTTCCGCCGCTGGATCACCAGCGAAGTCCTCCCCTCGATCCGCAAACACGGCGGCTACCTGACACCTGAGAAGGCCGAGGAGATCATCTCCGACCCGGACGTCATCATCGAGCTGGCCCAGGCCGTCAAACGCGAAAAGTCAGCCCGTATTGCCATGGAATCCCTCGTCCATGAGCTCGAGCCCAAGGCTGACATGTACGACCGCTTCCTCGATGCCGACGGCACCTACTCGATAGGCAACGTCACCAAGATGGTCGGGCTCAGCCAGAACAAATTGTTCGACCGGCTTCGGAACTCGGGCGTCCTCATCGCCAAAGGGGCCATGCGCAACACCCCTTACCAGCGTTACATGCACCACTTCTCCGTCCGCCCTTACGACTTCGAGCGCTCCGACGGGACCAAAGGCACCAGCTACACCACTCGAGTGCAGCCATCTGGCATCCAGTTCATCTGCCGCAAGCTCGGTCTCCAACTCATTGACGACCAGGAGGCAGCCGCATGAGCACAGTCTTCACCGTTATCGCCGTCGTGTGCGCCCTGGTGTCCAGGGTTGGTGCCGGGCTGGCCATCGCCGCGATCGTCAAAGTTGTTCGCGACGATCGACGAGCGGAACACGAAGAGGCCGACCATCCGACAGACGCAACTCCAGATGGCCAGCCCCGGCTCGACCAAGACCCCGATGCAGCACGACCCGCCACGCCCCAGAGGGGTCAATCGTGACCGGCAGCGTCTCACCGTCTATCGAGACACGGAACCACGCGTCGGAGTTGGCGATGTCTGCGACAACCACCGGGGAACCGGTCGTGTTCACCAGGGTCCACGTGTCCGATCCGTTGCCGCGCGAGACCAGGTGCACCTCCAGTTCTGGCCGTGACAGCCGCTCGGCTATGGCGCGAACCTGTGCTGCCTGCTCGCGTGCCGCCCACGCCTGCGCCTCGGCTGCCTCCAGTGACCGTTGTGCCTCGTCGCGGATTCGTTCCGCCTCCTGTTTGGCGGCCCGTGAGACGTTGGCACGCCACCAGGCCACGCCGCCGCCGACAAGCGACACCGCAGCACATGCGGCACTGACTGCCGCTGCCACCACACCTGCATCCGTCACACATCCCATTGTTCCCGAAAGGAATCACCAATGACCATCGACGCCAAAACCCAGCAGGTCGTCATCTACGGCCACCCCTGGGACAAGGTCAATGAGTTCGCCACTGACGTCAAGCTCCTCGCCCGCCTGGGTGAGGCCGTCGACGCATGGCGCAACCGAGGGGAGGCGGCATCATGACCGGCACCCCGATGACACCCAGGCAGGCCGCCGAGGAGCTGGGCCTGCACGAAAAACCGTCCGCCAGATGTGCGCCACGCGCCGCATCGGCCACACCGTCACCTACGGCCCCAAAGGACAGGCCAGATACCACCTGTAACCGGGCGACATCGCCGCCTGGAAGTACACCCACCACGTCGAACCGAAAGCAGAACGATGATCACCTACACGCCCTTCGAGGCCTTCTGCATCAACGCCGCGTCGCTCGGCGGCCTGCTCATCCTCGCCGTCCTCGTCGCTACCGCAGCCGTGTGGTGGGAGGAGGACCACCGATGAGCACCAACCTCACCATCGACGGCGACACATCCACCACCCATCATCCCTGCCCCCGCTGTCATGGCACTGGGGTCGAGCCGAGGAGTCACGCATGACCACCGTCAAAGTAGAGTCCATCATCGCTGTCGCGCAGGAGCATGGGCGCGGGGCCAGCCTGCACGGGGCCAACCTGCACGGAGCCAACCTTCGCGGGGCCCGCTGGGACGGGTTCATCATCGACGGACTCCACCCCTACCGATGCATGCTCACCCCCACCCCCCATGGCTGGACGGCCACGATCGGCTGCTGGGATGGCACCGTCGACGATCTCCGGGAGCTCATCGCAGGCGACCAGTGGCCGGAAGCCACGGGCTGTCGCAGCCAGTCGCCCTGGTCGACGACTGGTGGTGGGTGAGCGTCCACGGGGCCGCAGCCGTCATCCTCGCCATCGCGGCTGTCCGCCCGTCGCATCTGTGGGGCATCGCCGGAGCCAGCCTCAGCGCCGCCGCGTGGGCGGTGTGGTCGGCCCTCGACCTGGCATGGTCGGTCGACACGCGACCGCCCTCCTCGCTCGTCGCCCCCATCCTCGGCCTGCTCGTGTGTACCCCGCTGGCCCTGCTGACCGCCGCCGCATGGAGCGAGCACGACCTAACCTAAGGAGGCCGCCATGGGAGGGCTGGCCTCCACGATCGTCACCGGGATCGCGACAGTCCTGGCAGCCCTACTCACAGCACTGCCAGCTCTGACGCACAGGTCCCGCAAAATCCAGCGCCACCAGGCCGCCCAGATCGACGCGCTCGAGGAATGGGCCTACGAGGCCCGCCGCGCGGCACGCCGCTACAACGCATCCCTACCCGGCGCAGTGGCGCCGATATCCCTGCCTAACCTGCCAGATTGGATGACCAATGCCGCCGACGAATGAGCTCGAAACGGAGCGCCGCCAACGTCAATCATCGGAGCGTCTCAACGTGTGGCAGGCCGTCATGCTGGCGCTCCTCGTGATCGTGGTGGCCGCGCTGACGGGCTGGGCTGGGCACATCCAGGGCCAGCGTGACGCCGCCGGATCGCAGGCCGCCAGCAACGCCGACGCCGCGAAAACGCTGGCCGGGCGCGTCAAAGCTGCGTGCGCGACCAGCATCGATGAGGGCCGGTCGCTACGGCAGGCGGGTCTGTGTGATGAGGCCAGCCGCGTCGAATCTCGGGTCCGTGACGCCCCCGCGCCAACCGTCGGAGCCCCCGGACCGGCGGGACCTATAGGGCCAGCCGGGAGGCCAGGGTCGCCGGGCCAGGACGGGCGGCAGGGCCGAGGCGGTAGGCCTGGCCGCGACGCGACAGGGGCACCGGGGTTCCCTGGCAGAGATGGCCAGCCCGGCAAGGACGCCACGGGTGCACCTGGCTCGAAGGGCGACCCCGGAGACGACGGGGCTAACGGAGACAACGGCCAGCCAGGCAAGGATGGTGCCCCCGGAGCGCCTGGAAGCGATGGGCAGGCTGGGCCAGCTGGACTAGCGGGAGCACCCGGACATGACGGCAAGGATGGAGCCGACGGCAAGGACGGTCGCGGCCTCGCCTCTCTCGCCTGCCATGACGGACACCTCGTCGCCACCCTCACCGACGGCACCACCTCGACCGTCACTGGGGCCACCGTATGCGCTACCCCAGACCCCTCCCCTACCCCGACAGCCACACCGACAGCCACACCGACCCCCTGAGAGGACGCCATGACATTCATCCAGGCCGCCCACCGTGGCGGCACTTCCAACACGCCGATCACCCGGCTGGTCATCCACGCCACCTGCCCCGATGTCGGCTTCCCGTCGGCATCGCGGGCAGGACGAGCAGTATCCACAGCGGAATATTTCGCGTCCACGTCGAGGTCAGCCTCGGCGCACTACGTATGCGACATCTCTACCACGGTGCAGTGCCTGTCCGAGGCAACGATCGGCTATCACGCGCCACCAAACGCCCACTCCATCGGCATTGAAATCTGCGCCGCCGGAGGCTCGCGCGCTTCATTTGAGAAGGCTTCTCACGCATACACCCGCGAGCAATGGCTCAGCCCGCAGGTATGGCCCGCCGTGGAGCGCGCCGCGATTCTCGCCCGCGACATCTGCCACCGACACCACATCCCCATCCGCCGCCTCTCCGTCGCGCAGGTGCGGGCAGGTGAGCGCGGAATCTGCGGCCACAACGAGGTGAGCGAGGCGTTCCACCAATCCGACCACGACGACCCCGGCCCCTATTTCCCGTGGAATGAATTTATTGCCGCCGTCCAAGGAAAAACCACCACACCAGAGGGAGAACTCAGCATGTCAGACGTAAACACCCTGACCAAGCTCATCAAGGCCAGCAACGACCAGCTTCACTACGACATTGGCGTCGTCCAGACGCAAAACGGGAACATCAAGAAGAAGATCGACAATCTGTCGTGGGTGAAGAACCCCGTCACCGGCAAGAAGTGGTCCACTAAGGATGCCCTGTGGTCCGTCTGGTATTACGTGCTGGAATGCCGCAACCGCATCCAGGCTATCGAGAACCGTATTTACGACCTTGAGAAGAAGGTGAAGTGAATGGGCAAGCATTTCTGGCGCGGGTGTTTTGAGCGCGCCCTCAAGACTTTTATTCAAACGTTCATCGCCACGCTCGGTGTCGGCGTTGGTGTTGTATACACGGTAGATAGCGTTCGCGGTCTCCCGTGGCTGTCGGCTCTCATCACGGCAGCAGTAGCGGCTATTCTGTCGGTCGCCACGTCACTGGGATCGCCGGGCTTCGTGGCTGGCAATCACCCTGACGCCCCGGCCATCGCGAGTGAGGATGCAGGACTCATCGAACCTCCCGCCGAGCCCGCCCTGGACGTCCCCGCCGATGACCCCGGCATGATTGAGCCCACCGACGACACCGCCCCGACGGACAGCAAGTCCGGCTCTGTCTCTGTCGCACGCCATGCAGAGGTGTGATTATGCCCGAACCGAAGCTCCCCGCCGAGTATGCATACGGATATGTGATTGCTCGGGCCATTCGGGCTGTCGCGGACTCCACGGCAGCCGATGACCCCTACCCCGATGGCCCTCCCGTCTCCCTCAACCGGGCGGTGATTTTCCGTCCGCTGGAGACGGGGCGCATCATCAAGGGGGCACCCCTGAGCCGTCGGTGCGGTCGCAGCACGAGACAATCACTGCCGATCTGGACGCGGACGGATACCTATCGCTCAACGGCCAGCGGGGCCTGTGGCTCTGGACGGGGACGTGGCAGGTGTCGTTTGCCGCCGATCTGGGCTGGACCCCGTATCAGATCACGGTCACCACGGATCACACAGTGGATCATCCGCTGGACCTGTGGACCGCCGCCGGGTGGCAGCCACCCTCACCCACCACACCAACAGTCACCATCCTTGTCCCGGCTACCGTCCACGACGGCGACGTGCTCATACGCAGCGGCAACGAGGTCACCGGTATCCCACAGGAAACTTTCCAGGGCCCACCTGGCCCTCCCGGACCCATCGGCGCGACGGGGCAGCCATCCACTCTCACCGGGACAGGCCCGGGCCGTCCCGACATCATCTCGACACTGGACGCTTCGGGCCGGGCGTGGGTGCAATCAGCCCCTGTCGGTGCGCTGTGGGCCTCAACTGACGGCGCGGAGGTTGGGGCGTGGCAGTGGCAGCGGACACCGAAAAGCTGGCGCGTCACATACGGCATGACCCCGTTTATCAGCTTCCAGGACACCCTGCTAGCACTCCTCCGCAACTTCGGTTTTACAGTAGACCCGATTCCCGGCATGAGAAATGGTGTCGTGCGACATAATAACCTCATCATGCTGGATATTGGTATCGACATTAAATCCAAACCCGATAGGGGCGAAAATCTGGACATTAAAAGCGCTATAGGGTACGGGTGGATATGGAAGAGCATGAACATTAACAATGCCAATGGCGTTCTCATTGATTTTTCAACCGCAAGAATTCATTGGGCCAATGGCATTTATGTCCGCATATGGGATACTGGCCACGTCAAGATGTCGCGAGTATTTCTTGAGATGGACGAGAGCATGACATGGCCAACATCCCTGACCAATCCAAACGCCCCCACATGACAGGAGAACCCATGACTGACGATATACCCGCATTCCTTACCTGGCCCAACCTGACGCCTGACGACCTCGACTATGTCTCCGGGGCAGGTGGGGCCATCCTTGGCGAATGTGTCGCCCGCCTCGCCGACATCACCGTCTGA